ATGCGCTCATCTTTAGATGGTGAAGCACGTGGACAGTTTGATGATGTTCTATCAGTTCAACTTGCTCGTGCTCGTTTTGCAGTATTGCAAATCCAAGCAGCAGAAAAGTCTATCCAAGCACCTATTGCTATCCCACAAGATGTGCAAGAGTTAGCCCTTGGTCCTGATGCAATTATGCGTTCTGCTAACCCACAAGGTATTCGTCGTGTTCCACTAGAACTACCACCTGGAGTCTTTACAGAGTCTGGCGTACTAGAACGTGAGCTACGCCTTGGTGCTCGTTACCCAGAATCTCGTTCAGGTAACATTAACGCATCAGTTGTAACAGGTCGTGGTGTGCAAGAACTACAGGCTGGTTTTGATACACAAATCAAGGCAGCACAAGCACAGTTTGCTCGTATGTTCCAAGAACTTATTTCTATTTGCTTTGAAGCAGATGAGAAAGTATTTGGCGGTATTCCAAAAACAATTAAGGGTTCAGATGATGGAACACCTTACGTTCTTAAATACATCCCATCTCGTGATATTAAGGGCGAGTATGGTGTAGATGTACGTTACGGAATTATGTCTGGTATGGATCCTAACCGTGCCATCATTGCTTTACTACAAATGCGTTCAGACAAGCTCGTATCTCGTGACTATGTACGTCGTGAGATACCTATGGACTTAAATGTTACGCAGGAGGAACAACGTGTTGATATTGAAGAGATGCGCGATTCTTTGCGCGTTGCTGTTGCTCAGTACGCTCAGGCGATACCATCTCTTGCAGCGCAAGGTCAAGACCCTAGTAAAATCATTACCCGTATTGCATCTGTTATTCAAGGTCGCCAAAAGGGACAATCACTAGAAGCAGTAATTGAAAAAGCATTTACACCAGAACCACAACCACCTGCGCCAAATATGGCAATGGCAGGTGGACCTCAACTTCCAGCAGCAGGTGCGGCCCCCGCTCCTGCCTCGCAGCAACCTCCACAAGAACAAGCTGGTCAGGCCCCTGCTGCTGGTCAAAAACCCGATATAGCCCAACTACTAGCTGGTATAACCGGCGCAGCATAAATAAGAGGAGGTGTAATATGAATAAAGGATCACGCGCAAAAGCATCTATGGCAGCGCCAAAGCAGGGCAAGATGGATACATCAAAGCCAGCAGGAGGCAAAGTAATGTTTGGAATGATGACTAAAGCCAAAAAAGGTAAGACAGTAAAAAAAGGATAATAACTTTTTAAGGGAAGGTGTACTGGGCGATGAAAGATGATAATTACATTCCTCGTCCAGTGCGCTTTCTTGATTTTGTAGTTGTCGGTGTAGGTTTTTTACACAACATAGCATCATCTGTTGAAACATTAACAGGTGAACTAATGGAACTATCTATTTACCATTCAAATCATATTACCCAAACCAACAGTGCTTGGGAAGATATGGCAAACGATTTAGAAAAATTAGAGGAGGACAAACAGTGAGTATGATGAATCCACTGGCTGGACCAGCAGGCCCAGGTAAGTACTCCACACGTACCGATAATTTGCAAATGGGATCTACCGCATACGGTGAAGGCGTTGATACACAGGCTATTAAGTCTGGCGCTCCGCTTTCTACAACTAAAGATGTACGTCCTGCTCGCGCAGGCGATGTGCGTGAAGCAGCCGCACAAGCACCAGTAACAGAATTATATGCACCATCACAACGCCCAGGAGAACCAGTAACACACGGTGTAGATATAGGACCAGGTGCTGGTTCCAACATTTTAGCTATGCCTAATCAGGCACAGACACAGTATGCAACTGCATATGATCTTATCAATCAATTAGCAAGCAATCCAGACGCTTCGCCAACACTACAATACCTAGCGCAGCGCATACAACAAGGATTCTAATTTGGCCGACAATACAAATTGGAACGGTTGGGTTACGCCAGATTTAGCACGTAACCCTGGTCTTGCTATGGATACTTACAACTCTAAGTTGCCTAATGCAGTAGGAACTGTTCTGTCTCATACTGCTAAAGGTGTGTCAACTCTTGATGCCATTAACGACCATTCAGAAGGTAATGGAACACAAACCTTTTGGTCACGTCTAGGCACAGATACTATTAACACGCTTGGGTGGTTGGGTAAGCCATTAAAAGAAGTTCAACGCGACTATAAGTTTGTTCACTCAGTTTATGTAGATCACGGTTTTCTACCAGGCTTTGCAGCATCTCTTGGCATCTTAGGTGCCGGTGTTGCAGGAACAGTTGTAGCAGGTCCACTAGGTGGCGTACTTGCAGCTGATGCTGCAGGTGCTGCTACTCGTAAGGCTTTGGGTAACATCTTTAAAGATTCATACGCAAAGTCTGAAGATGAGAACTACAAGGTTTCTCCAGGACGTGACTTTTCAAATGTATTAGCAACGGCATCTTCTGCTGTGGGTGCTGATGCTATGGCTAAAACATTTAAAGATACAAGCAAGGGTTTTGGTAAAGTTGTATCTGGTGGCGGTGATATCGCTTTTGATATTACAATGGATCCACTCAGTGTTGCTGGAAGATTCAGTCAGTTAATGAAGACAGGTAAGTTAGTAAACTTATCTAAAGCTGGCGAGATTCAAATTAAATATCCTATTTTAGATTCTATTCCAGGCGTTAAAAATTTTGTTATTTCTCGCACAGGCGCACCACTAACATCTGAGCAGATGGATTTAGTTCGCTCCAACGCAGGAAAATTTTTTGGCGTAGGCGCTCAATATAACCGCGCACTTGATGATCTAGCAAAGTCTACTGCTGGTGAGATTGTACAGAAATACCCACAACTAGGTACAGTTGCAGCAGGTCGTATTGGTGCACTCAAGACAGCCGATGAAGTACACAACTTTTTAAAGACATCACTATACTTTGGTGAAATGCAAGGAACACTTGCTGGTCAAGCAATGATGCCAGCACGCACAATTCTTCGTTCAAAACTTGGCGATAGCAAAGTAGTAGATTACCTACGTAATGACGGATCATTGCCTGGCAAGATCTACAAGACTTTTTCTGGTTATATGCCATATAGCGTAGATGCAGAGACACAGAAGTTATCTCTTACTAAGTTCCGTTGGAACTCAAATGATGCAGCAACTACTGTCTATCGTATTGCTCGTATTGGTATGGGTGACAGAGCAGCTAAGGAATGGGCAGGACAATACGCTCAGGCTGTTGTAACAGGAGATTTAGCACTTGCTCGTTCTGTCAAAAACAATGCTTTAACAGAAACTTTTAAGGCACTTGGTTTGCCTGACGATAACAAGTTTGTTACACATATCTGGAATGAAACCCAGAAGCTAGAGCAACCATTAGTTGGAACTCAGGTTTACGGTGTTGACTATGCTGGTCGTATTCTTGGTGAATATGAAACACTTAGTGGAGCGACAAAGACAGCAGGTCTTGTTAAGCATCAAGCGCAGGAAATGTTTAACATTCCTGATTTTCGTGAAATTAGAAAAGCTATGCGTCAAGCTGGTCAGTACAATAAATTTGTTGGAAAACTAGATGACTTTACTTCAAGCGCTATCACTGGCTATACCAATAACGTATTTAAGCCATTAGCACTTGCAACAGCAGGCTTTGGTCTTCGCGTAGCTGCAGCTGAAATGATTCCTACCTTTGCACGCTACGGTGTAATGAACACTGTTAAGTCAAAGATTATTGCTAACGCAGCTAAAACTAAGTTTAATTTAATTAAGGGCGAAGATGAGGATATTGCATCTGCAACACTTGTCGGTCTTGGTGCTGGAGAAGGTATTGCAAACGATGTTCTATCTAAGGGATTTCCTGCTTTCAAGAAAGCAAAAGAATTAAAGTTAAAGTTTGCTGAGAAGTTAACTTCTGAAGAGCAAATTGATTTGGCTACTCGTTTGGTAATGGCTAACAATGGTCACATACTTTCTGAGGCAGTTCAGACTGGCCACGGTTATGATGCCAATACATCATTCTTTAATAACCAGGCTGCTCATTACTACTTCCAACTTCAAAAGAATAGCCCGCTATTTAGAGATCAACCTGAATGGACAACATACTCTTCATCAGATATGCACTATGCGCCACGTTTGACAACAAACTTAAACAAGGCATCTAAGGAAGTTTCTAACTCCAACATTGCTGGCGATATTCTTCGCTATCAAAAGAACTACGCCAAAGCGTTTAAGCGTGAAGGTGAACTAGTTCCAGTTAGCCCTAAGTTAACTACTGGCGAGTTCTACGATACTCCAGAGTTTATTGATATGCGTAAGGCTTTAGTAGAGTCTGAATACAAGCGTATGATGGCTTCTATCGAAGGCAAGTACAAGCCTTATGATGCAGAGCGCAAGGTGCTTACACGTTGGCGTGATGGAGATATTCACCAGTTTGCAGAAGATCGTGTTGATTCAACACTAGGTATGCTTGTTGGTAAGGATGGAACATTCCACGAAAAGTGGGCAGATAACGTTGCTAAAGGATTAGATACAGATCTAAACTCTATTGCAGAGTTAAGTCGTAAGAATCCACAATCTTTGCCTGTAAGCGTATCTGGACCAATGCTTCAGCCATATGTGCCAAGCAAGAACCCAATTACTTACATTGTAAACCTTGGATTTAAGAAAGTAATTGACCCTATCGTTAATGGTCTTGCTCGTGAACCGCTATACGTCTTGCACGTAGGCGATGCTTACAAGCGTCTTGAAACACAGATTACTAAAGGGTGGATCTCAGAGGATCAAGCTCTACGTATTGCACAGACTCAGGCTTCATATGGAATGTTGCCTCAGATCCACAATACTGCGCTACGTAGTCAATTTGCACAACTAGCAAATAACTTCTTGCCTTTCTACTTTGCACAAGAGCAGGCACTTAAGCGTGCTTTCAATACTCTTAAAGATACAAGCATTGCGTCCCCAATATTTTCTCGTGGTATGCGCTTCTATCAGTTGGCAGAGCACGCTATGTCTGACCCAACCTTTATGACAACAGATGAGAATGGCAACAAATTTGTTAACATTCCGCTAGTTGGAGAGTTTGGATCAGCAACACAAAACGCATTAAGTGCTTTTGGTGTTCCAATCGTTTCAGGTTTGCCTATTTCTGTTAAGGGTTCAACTGTTTCATTGAAGTCAGTTTTACCAGAACTACAGACTCCAGGTGTATCGCCTATGATGGCTGTTAGCGGAAATTTACTTGCAGATTTCTTCCCTTCACTTAAGGGAGTTGTGCAAGGAACTGTTGGAGATATCTCATTCCAACGTGGTGTACTAGACAGTTTGGTACCTGCAACTTGGGCTAAGACAGCACTTTCTGCGCTGACACCTATTGACTTGCAGAACCAAATGAACAGCGCACTAGCATCTGCTCTAGCATCTGCTTACTACAATGGACAAGTTCCTGATGCGACAAGCAGTGACTATGACCGTCAGGCTTTCGTAGATCGCATTAAGAACAATGCACGTTCGATCCTACTTATTAAGACTTTCCTAAACCTTACTTCCCCACTTGCACCGCAAGTAAAGCAGGAAGATCCAGGACTACGTGAAGAATTTTGGAAGTTAGTAAAAGCTAATAACAACAATTTTGCTGACGCTTTGCAGCAGTTCTTGGGAGATCACGGTACTCGTGCTGTTTCATACACTGTAGGTAAAACTCAATCAGCCATTCGTGGTCTAAGACTTCCTTACATTCAGGAAACCGTAGACTATATTCGTGCAAACAAGGATCAATTTGATCCTAGATCTGGTGTATCTACTGGAGCATTCTTCTTAGTTCCACAAGATAACTCAAAGAATGAGTCAGATCGTGCAGTATATGGCGAACTGATGAATATGCACTTGCGTAGTCAGCGTACTCCACAGGAATTGTTGAAGCAATTCTATGTATCTCAGGGTTATGCACAGATGGCTCCTGAAATCACAAAGCACGTAGCAGCTCTACAGCAAGCACAGAACATTCCAGCGCTTGCTCAGTTGGAACAGGACCGTTGGTCAGCAGTTATGACCAAGATGAAGAATCTTTACCCACTATGGTACAGCGATTACACAAATCCAGACCGTCGTATTGAAGCACAGACTGCGGTTAACCAGTTGAACAAGATCTTTACAAGTCCTAATCCACCACAGCACGAACAGGCTAAGTTGGTGAAGGAACTGTTGGATAAGTACAACCAGTATGTATCACAGAAGTCACAGTTCAATATGATGAACATTCGTGGAGTGGCTTCTCAGATGAACAAGCAAAATTGGGAAGATTACTTGATGACTCGTGCTGAGCAAGATCCACGTTTAAATTCAGTAATCTACAGCGTATTTCTAAAGTTGGGATAAAATGGCACAGACAACCTCTATTGTAAGCAATGGTAATGGCAAGTTTACTATCACCGATAGTGATGGCCAGACTCGCGTTGTCAACCAAGCAGCAGCAAATGCTGAATCAGCTAAGTCTAAGGTAAAGATTACTACTTATACAGGTAATGCTGTTACTGGCTATACTAATAATGCCGGTGGAAATTATCCAACTGGTAGCACTACTGGTGAACAAACTGTTTTAATTAAGGGTAAACCAACTGTTGTAGCTGACGCTGTAGCACAGGCTTATAGTGCTGCTAACCTTGGTACTATCCGTGCAAACTTAATTAAGTATAATCAGCTCACAAAGGCTGAGGCACGTGACCCAAACAACCTACTGAATAAGTGGGCACAGATTGTTTATGGCGCAGCAAATGATCCAAACCCAAAGAACAAGGATCCATTTGTTTACGCTGCTGCTTTGCAGAAGCAAGGCTTTGGAACCACAGCTGGGGCACCTGGTTACACAGGGCCTATGGTCTACCCAAAGATCACCAATGCAGAAGATGCAAAGGCTAAAGTTGTTGATATCTTTAGGAATGTTTTAAAGCGTGAACCTAGCGATGCTGAAGTAAAGGCTGCTACCGCAGCTCTTAATGCTGATGAAAACAATAAGAAGAATTACACCACTCAAACACCTATTAAGAATAGTGCTGGTCAGATTACTGGCTATCAGAGTACTGGTGGAACCAACATTGATCAGTTCTTAACTGACTATGTTAATAGCAAGTTTGCGTCTGAAGTAGAAACTGTAAAAACAGTAGCACCAGAATTAACAAGTGTTAATAAAGATAAAGCAATTTATGACAAGTTAATTAGTGATGCTGCAGGAGATGCTGCAAAGATTAAAGCAGCAAAAGATTCTACTACCTATGGTCGTAACTTAAAAGAGTATGAATCAACCATTACTGCTAAAATTAAAAATGCAGGAGCAGATATAACAAAAGCTGCTGATATTGCTAAGTATCTTTTGGATAACGGTTTAAAACTAGACTCTACAGCAGCTAAGTCTTACATAGATTCTCAGTTAACCTTTGGTAAGACTGGTGTAAAAACAGGTGCTACCACCACAGATATGTACACCGGCGAAGCTGGTAAGGGCGTAGATGCTCTTAACAAAGTAGCGCTTGCTAATGGCTTAACGCTTGATAAGGTCTTTGATGCTGCAACTCTTAATGATGTTTTGAAGGCAGTTAACTCTGGAGAAGACATTTCAACCTATTCAAAGATTATTCGTGATGCTGCCAAGGTTGCTTGGAACGTATCAGATAATGTGGCTAAGTTAATGGATCAAGGTGTATCTCTAGATGCAATCTATGGAACATACAAAAAGACTTACGCAGATACATTGGAATTAGATCCAAATAGCATAACTCTTAATGACCTTGCTAGATCTGGAGTGATTGGACAACAAGGTCCTAACTCACAAGCACCACAGAACTTGTATGACTTCCAACGTGCACTTCGTAAAGATAATCGTTGGCAGTACACACAGCAAGCTAATCAAGAAGTAGCATCCGCTACACAACAAGTCCTTAAAGACTTTGGATTTATGGGGTAAATGATGGCTAGATTAGATAGAGATATGCCAGATGGAATTTCAATTCCTAAGTCTTATTCAACCGTAGATGATGCTGCTGCAAAGGTAGCAGCAACTGTTGCTCCTACTGCCTATATTCCAAATCAAAATGTAGTAACTGGACGTCAACCAGGACCTGGTGATCCAGGTTATGAGAAGTTTGTTGCCGACCGCTTAGCACGTCAAACAACTACACGTGAAACTGGTGGAGGAACTACTCCTCCTTCTGAGGCACCTGCTGGAACACATTGGTCATTTATTGGTGGACAATGGAAATTGTATAAAGATGCAGTTAGTAATGATACATCAGGTGCTGATACAATTGTTTCAAGTGTAGATAACGGTGATGGCACTACAACAAATACATATAAAAGTGGTAGAAAAGAAACTCTCCAAACTTACAATAAAGGTGGATCTTCTACAAATGCTGCAACAGCAGCAGCAAATTTAGTTGCAGCACAAAATCAAACAGCAATTGACGCTGAGAAAAAAGCAGGACGTCAATCTGCTTATGATACCTTATATAATGAATTCAATAAGTATGGACTAGGTTCATTAGTTGAAAGCATTAAAGGAATGATTACAGATGCAACTGTATCTCCATCACAGTTTGCTATTGCTCTTCAAAATACTAAAGAATATCAACAGCGTTTTTCTGCCAATCAAGACCGAATTAAAGCTGGTCTTCGTGCATTATCACCTGCTGAATATATTAACCTAGAAGACTCTTATCAAAACATTATGCGTAACTACGGGTTACCTGCTTCTTATTATGCAAAAGATTCAATAGGTACACAAGCAGGATTTAATAAGTTACTTAGTAACGATGTATCTGCAGCAGAGTTAGAAGACCGTATCGCTACAGCACAACAGCGTGTAATTAACTCTAACCCAGAAGTTCTTGCATCCCTTAAATCATTCTACCCAGATATTACTAATAGCGATATCTTGGCTTACACGCTTGACCCAACTAAGGCACTTACAGATATTAAGCGCAAGGTAACAGCTGCTGAAATTGGTGGTGCAGCAATGCAAAGAGGTTTAGGTACAAGTATGACTCGCGCTGAAGAACTTGGTGCTGCCGGTGTTACCAAGCAACAAGCACAGCAAGGTTATGGTGCTATAGCAGGTGGACTACAACGTGGTTCACAACTTGCATCAATCTATGGAGAAAGTCCATATACACAGACAACAGCAGAGTCTGAAATCTTTAACATCGCTGGCTCAACAGAAGCAGAGAAACAGCGCAAGAAACTTACATCATTAGAAAAGGCCACCTTCAGTGGTCAATCTGGAGCATCATCTAGCGCCTTAGTACGAGATCGTGCTGGCGCTTACTAAATAAAAAGCCTGCCACTAGAACGACTGGCCTAGTGGAGCGACAACAAGACCAGAAGTAGGAGCCATACCGTTTCCCCAAACGAATATGAGGCCTGCGCCAACAACTAATAGGGAGAAGGACCACTATGTCCAATTACGACTACGAGGATGATGATGACGACTTCACAACAGAAGATACAACATCAAACGATCTAGTAAAGCAACTACGCAAGGCATCAAAACAAAAAGATAAAGAACTAGCAGAACTTCGTTCTCAATTTGATTCTTTAAGTAAGGGCCAGCGCGAAAGAGCAATAAAGGATGCCCTCGCAGCTCGCGGGGTAAACAGCAAAATTGCTTCATTTATCCCACAGGATATAGACCCAACTGAAGAGTCTGTATCTAAATGGCTTGAAGAATATGCCGATGTATTCGGTATTGAAACAAGTCAAACCCAGGCAACACCTAATGTAAATCCAGCCGATGCTGCAGCATATAAGCGTATGACAAACTCCGCCGACTCTGGCACTTCGCCAGAACATAACGGAGACATTATGCAAAAACTAATGAATGCAAACAGCAAAGAAGAACTGGATGAAGTTATTAGGTTGTCTGGACTCTAATCCGATCCTAAAACAGAAAGGCTAGACCAAAGTGGCAATTCCAACAGGTACCCCCACCTCTAGCTCGACGATCAGCAACCTCGTACAAGCAGCATACGACCAGTATGTAAGAATGGCGCTTCGCTCCATTCCTGTTATGCGTTCACTTGCCGACGTCAAGCCAGTGCAACAGGCAATGCCAGGATCATCAGTTGTTTTCTCAATCTATTCAGACTTGGCACAAGCCACTTCTACATTGACAGAAACTTCAGATGTATCTTCCATTGCATTAGGTAACCCTTCACAGGTTACAGTAACACTGAACGAATACGGTTCAGCAGTTACAACAACAAAGAAGTTAAACCTAACTTCATTTAACGATGTTGATTCAGCTCTTGCTGACATCATCGCTTACAACGCAGCAGATTCTATTGACAACGTTGTAGGTCAGGTCCTGTCAGCAGGAACTAACGTGATCTACTCAAACGGTCCATCAGGAACTACTCCAACTGCATCATCTGCAATTCTATCAGGAGACACAATGACAGTTGCGGATATCCGCAACGCTGTTGTATCACTACGCACAAACAAGGCATTGCCTCGTATGGGCGAACTATATGCTGCATACCTACACCCACGTCAGTCAGCCGATCTTCGTGCTGAAACTGGTACAGGTGGCTTCCAGGAACTAACAAAGTACGTTGAGCGTACACCGTTCGTTGCTGGTGCAGTAGGCGTGATTGAAGGCGCATTTATCGTTGAGACACCTCGTGTTCTTAACGGTCTAAAGTTAGCTGCTGGTATCTCAACTACAACAACTATCACCAACGTTGCTTTGACATCTAACGTAGTAACAATTACTACAGCAGTTGCTCACGGTCTTGGTACAGGTCAGATTGTAACAGTTGCTGCTACAACTAACACTGGAGTTAACGGTACATACACACTTGCGTCTGTACCATCAACAACAACATTTACATACTCATTGACAGCATCTAA